TTGGTCATCAATATTAGTCAATGATGTAGTTGTGATTTCTGAATCAGACGCACCAGTTGTATCACTTGTCTCCTGTAGAATATAACCTTCGATTGGTGGCCTTGCAGTTGTGATTCCAGCAGGGATGACATATCTAAACTTATAGATTGAATCATCAAGACTTCTTGAGTTTTCTTTTCTTACAAAGAATGACTTCGGTGTGCTAGAACCAAGAGCAGTTGTCCCAACACTCACAAATGTAGGGTAAATTTCATTATCGGTTCCCTCAACTGAAACATTAACGAACCAGTGTTTATTGATATTATCAAATTGGATGGGATGACCAATATCACCTGACTTCTTATCTGATACACGACTAACAACAGTAAGTTCACCACCAGTGTTATTGATAGTAAGAGCTGTACCATCTAATGCGTCATTTAAAGTTCTTGCAACTTTAAGATCATTTGCATTACTACCTTTGATCGTAAAGTAAACTTGATCTTCTTCTAATCCATCAGGTAAGAAACCATCATTTGCAACGATACGAATTGATTCACCAGTAATTAATTCATGATCACTCTTTAAAGATATAATATTTGAACTGATACTACTTACACCAACGGCATTTGACACAACATATCTCTTCTCACCTGTATTATCTGTAATACCAGTCTCTGTTGGCATCACAACCTTAGAAACAAAGTCACCCTCATTTCCATTGACATTTAATTGCAATCTTATCTTATCATCTAGTGAAGCACCAAATCTAAATCCATCTATGACGTGTGGTGGTGGCACGTCTTTGTTTGTAAATCCTTCAAAGTATAATCTTGTTGATGCACCTACGCCGATTGTCTTGTCTACGTCAATTGATAAGTAATCAACGTTTGCAGTTCCATCAGTAATCTCTTTTGGTGGAATGATGTGTGTAATATATGCAGCGTTATCTGGAGTAAATGCCTCTTTTTTAAATCCATCAGATAGAAGTGCGTTCTCACCAAAGTTAGCATTACAGTTTGCAAGTGATAGTTCACCACCTGTGTCTGCTACATACTGACTCTTATGACCGATTGCGAATACAGAAACTGCCTGAACAATTGAATCGTTTGATGCACGAACATGAGTTGACTCATACTCTGGTCGATAAACAGCAGATGGATCTAAATGTAAGTTATCTACACTTGTGTAATCTTCATACTGTCCAGATGTTGCATTGTATCTAACAAATGCCTTATCATCTTTCTGTAGTGCATTACCTGTAAACTGTGCAAGTAGTCCACTCTTAAATCCAGTTACCTTCGCACCATCTAGGTGAATACCATTCATACCAAAGACGGATCTCTTCGATAGGTTGAATAAGTATGGTGAAGCAGAGTTGATGGTGTCAACTTCAATGTTCACGTTTGCACTTGTCAGTGTAGGTAGTGGGTTGTTTGGTGCAGCACCAACGACATATTTAAACTGTGTATTAGATACAACCTCTGATACAACAAAGATACCATTATATCCTGATGTACTGATACCAGAGATACGAACAGGTGTATCAATTGATAGATCTGTAAGATTTGAATCTAGATCAACTGTGATGACTGTAGATGAAGTTGCACCGTTACCAGCCTTGATAGATGAAATACCAACCTGTTGACCTTTTGATCCTACAATACGATATTCTTCAACTCTTGTCTGGAAATCAAGACTACCTGATGGGAAGTCTGGTTCGATTGGTCTACCTGTACCAGCATCATATACATCACCAACCTTTTGATAATACATATCAAGATCAGTTGATGTTGAAGTTACATCAATGAAACTATCCTTGATACGAACTGCGTTTGCACCATCAGCATATTCAAAACAAGTTAGTTTATGATGAGAGAAACTTGGTGTGAATAAGTTTGAAGTATAGTCTTTATATACGTTACCTGATGGGTCTCCATCAAATATAGTAAATTGTGAAATATAACAAGCACCTGTTAATCTGAATATTGAACTGGGTTCAATATTACCGTTCTCTGGATCTGGAACATATTTTGGTCTTATCTTTGTCTTACGAAGGTCTTTACCTACAATTGATGTACCTCTTGGTATGATGACACCGCCACGAACACTATTTAATTTGAATAGTTCGTTATCAGGTGATGTTAAATCAAAGTTACTACCTAATCCAAAAGGACTTAATATTTGATTAGTATTTCCAAATCTTGTTGTATATCTTGCTTCTGAACTTACATTAACAGGTATGAATCCTGGCCTGTTGTCCACTGTATGTGTACCAGCAGCAAGGATTATGGTTGTTAAATCAAACTTATCGTTTCTTTGTCCTACAACATAAGAGAACCTAGCAGCTTCAATCAGAGCTCTCTGTATCGTTTTAAATGGTCGTGTTTGGGAGTTTCCTTGGTTTTCAATACTATCAGTCGCATCCAATTCGTTGGGGTCAACGTAGATAACATTACCTTGTATATTCTTTAGAAAATTCTCCAGTCTTGAAAGAGGCATCCTATTCTTCTCTAATTACAGATTCTGTCTAAGTTTATTTATTCAAGTAGTAATTGTGTTTGGTGGGCCATCAAATCGAGGATCAGTATAAGTTCTTTTATCATCATCTACTTTATTTGGGTCAAAGTTAGGATCTGGATAATCTTTCCAACTGTTCCCTTCATACTCAACAATTAAAGGATTAATATCCTTTCTCTCACCATATACATGATAGAAACAATCAATAGTGGATAAATCAGTAATCAAATCGGTATTAGTTGAGTCCTCTGCGATGACAATAAATTCATTATTAAATTCTTGAATCACAAGATTTTGATTTGAACCAATTGGTTGTAACTGAACAGTGATACTTTCTTCATGAACTAAATCTTTCCAGTAGTCAGGTAAATTAATTACATTAGACTCTTTTAATCTACCACGACAATAAACTCCCACCTCTGGGCCCTCAATGCAAGCATAACGAAGTCGGTGTCCTTCACCTTTTGTGGGATGTTGTATATCAAATGGTTTTGGTTTACTATCTGCAACTGCAAATCTAGATGCAAGTTTACCTTTATTACCACAATCAACCGCACCAGAGAAGAAAGCATCACCATCAACAAATAATTTATCTGTAGGCCCTCCGCTTATATGTAAGGCGTTTGCAACTTTTCCATCACCAACTATCTTTACACAACCATCAGACTTCATCGATAAACTTGCACTACAAGCTGGTTGTTGATCTCCAGGCAATTGCTGTGCAGAGTTTGATGTCACGTTCAAAACTGCTTCATAACCTGGCGAAGCACCAGTTTTTCCAACATAAACAGGGCCATTCAACACCGCAGTTCCAGTTGGTGAAGTGTCAGGTGCAGTGTAAGCGACATCATTCGACCCAACAACTAATTTATCTGTTTGTGTTTTAATTATTTGCATTTAACCCTCCTCAAGAGTTCGTGGTTTAAAAGATACATCCTTTTTAATGGTCTGTGCTAGAACACCAAAATCCATGTCAGAGTGAGCAGCAGCTAATGAGAATCCATACTTAAGTTGAAAGAAACCCTTACTTATTATATCAACTCTATTGGTAGCGTCAACTAATATTTTTTCACCTTGAAGTCGAATATCAGGTGCTTGTGCATCAACGATTCTATTTGCAATCAAATTAATTTGACCATCTTGACCACCACCGTTTGCATCAAGAGTGATATTTCTTCCTCGAAGTGTAATATTACCGTTATAACAATCAACGATAACATCACCATTCTTACATCTTATGATTTTTGCTGGAAGTTCAGTGTTATCGCCAGGCGCTCTAGTTTTCAGTCCTGTTCCAAGAACCTCAGTTGACATGCCTGGCGTATATAGAAGTGCTTTACCAGTTCCAGGCCCTCCCTCTGTTGCACCTTGACCTGTGTTTGAGTAAAATCCAAAGACTTGTGATTCTGCTGTATCGACTTGGAAATTTGTCATTCCCTGTATGGAATGCATTTGACCACTTCTAAAAGCATATCTTGAAAAAACTCTGTTACTGACGTTTTTCCTATCTTTAGGTTTTTGTGATTTATGTCTTGCCATTTTATTTTGTTACACAATCAATTACAGTTATGACAGCATCTTGAGATACTTGAGCAAGTTCAGTTGCATCTTCGACCTTAGTAAACTTAAGAACTGGCAATAATCTAGCACCACTACCTGTGTCACTATTTATTATTAAATCTGGAAGGTCTGTGAATCCAAATCCACCATCAATAACTTTTGCGCCAGCGACATATCCATCTTCAATTATTAATTCAGCTTTTGCCTTATCACCTTCAACCCTAATCGTGTCACCCTCCTGATAACCAAATCCTGTGTTTTGAAGAACAATATCAGATAATGACGTAACATAAGATGTTGAACCATCATAACTCGCATTTGGATCTGGAGTTATTTCCTTGACATTTCCATCAAGGTCTGTCTCCGTTGTATTTGGTAGATATCCTCCGCCTGGATTTGTAATCACCACGTCTTCTATTGCACCATCTTTTATTTTGACAAAACCGCCAGCAGTAGAACCATTCTCACAACTATCATAGAGTGAGAGTAAGGGTGGTTCTGTAAATCCAGAGCCTTTACCAGCAATTGCAACACCAATTACTCTACCAAGAGCATTAATGATTGCACTTCCACTTGCACCTTGACCACCTCCTCCGAGGAAATCAACTCTTGGTGGGCCACATCTAAGAACATTAGTTCTACAATTTGGTGCAGAAGGCTCCGCATCAATCATACCATCCACACCATCCAGAAATTTATCCAGAGCACTTTTTGCTCCTATCTTATCAAGTAAACCATCGAATTCATCAGGTGTTGCTTTTCTAGTTCCATTTTTTGATGAGAACGTTGTATTTTCTGGACAGTTTGTTTGATCACACTCTAAAAAACCTGTAATGAGATCTGCGAATTGAATTGCTTTTGAAAATGTTTTACTGGGAAGTGCAATACCACCACCTTGAATCGAGTTTAATTGATTAAATATATCTCCAAGACCTGTATCCAAAATATTATTGATTTGACCAAACATATCACCTAAGAAATTTTCAACACCGCAAATAGGAACATCCAAGACTTGACCTAACATATTTTCTAGACTCTTCATTAAATAATCACCTAGTTGATCCTGTATCTTTTCAAAATTACAATATATCGTATCAGATAATTTGTTTATGGCCTCTCCAGCAACAGCTTGTTTTGGTTTAGGTGTTTTATCTTTAAATGTTTTTGACAACTTATCCAGAGTATCTCCTATCACTTTGGAACGACCACGACGAATTAACTTAGTCATGGAATTTTGAATCTGATTTGATGTTAATTTTAGTTCTGCTTGAATATCGACAACGCCACCATAAAGAGGGTTAACAAAAACATCAGAAGAATTTAATTTTTGAAAGGTCTTCATCTTTTTAGTGAATTCTTTCATAGCACTCTGTATCTTTGATATTTCATTATCTTGACACGCAGTAGAACTATTCAATTCAAATTCTGTATTATACTCACAGTTTTCATCAGAAATAGACTTATCAGACGCTTTACAGAAATTACTATTCCATTGTTTTCCATTACCATTACCATTGCCATTACCATTGCCGTTACCGTTACTTTCAGTTGTAACAGACCTTTCATGATCACCAGCAGTTGCTCTAACATCTGGCGGTGTATATGGTACAAAACAAGTTTGTTTTTTAATATCAAATTCTGAATTCTTTAATCCATCTTTAATAAAACTCTGTTTAAATAGAGTTCCAAAAATTACTGGTTGTTGTGCATCCTTACCATCAAAGAAAAATCCAACTACAACCTCTCCACCTTGATACTGCATTGATTCACCACGACCTCCAGTGGTTGAAACATTAGGTGGTAAAAGAACGTGTGCAAGTGGTAACTCTTCATCTTTCAAATCATCTTCACATCCATGATATCCCACGATGCGAACACGACAACGATGTGAATAAATTTCTTCACCATTATCAGCTTGTGTTTTTTCTAAAGCGGCATCCCACTTTCCTTTCTTTGGATCGGTGACTTGACCGATCCACCATTCCATTCCGTCTTTTCCTATAAAATTGGTTGATGGTTGATACATTTAATTAATCGTCGTATATTAGGCACTCAGGTTCGTCTGGATGCATGTCACAGAAAAGTTCCAAAGCATTAGGATCATGATGATCACCCGCTTCGATTTCTTCCTTATGATGTTCGACATACTCTTCGAGTTCATGTAACTCTTCCTTTGCATGTCTTCTTGCTGCTGGATTCGCTTGTGGGTCATCAGCAATCTTTTTGTCATATTCAATGTGATCTTCGATTGATTTCATTTGATTCTCCTGTTTCTTTTATTTAAGCGGTAAAGACATCACGAATTAATTCGAGTTGTGTTTCACCCATACCACCACCTACTAAATGTCTTAGATTGGAAATGAGATACTTTCCACTGGCATCATTAGTCTTATCATTTCCATATGTTTCAGCTCCTTCGTTTCCCTCTTCCTTCTTGACAGGAAACTTGACTTCCACCATGAGTCCAGCTCTTAGAGTTGTATTTAACGGAATTGATATACTTAACGACTGTGAAAATAGTAAGTTATTTCTAATATAAGATTTATTTTGATACACGGCAAGCTCAGATTCGGGTTGCACTTCACTCTTTGCAGCACCCACTTGTGCAACACCAAAATCATTAACTCTGAACATTAATCGGGATGGATGTTTCTCAATACCATCTAATAATTTAAGTGGTTTCTTTAATTTTAGTTGAGTGACATCAAAGTTGACTTCTTGAAAAGTATGATTTTCAATGTCAATATAAAGAGTTCGATTCGCATACATTCCCTGTCTTAAATTCATAAAAATGTCATTTGATT